GTCAATTGTATTGCCGGGATTCAAGAATAACGGATAGTCATTGGTATTTGTACGCAAGTAATCACGCAACCTATTCGCATAGTACTCGGCTTTATCACGGTATCTGCCTTCAATCATTGTCATCTCTTCAACGGATACGGCACGAGCGTTGTCACTCTCTCTTGATGCAACCGATTTATTCATCAGTTTGAAGGTCATTGGAAGCATTGCTTCGGTCAATGTGTAGTATTTCAAACAAGGTGCGATGTAAGAGTCCAAAAGGGTTGTATTCAATTGAGTCAATGTTCCAGCGAATGCCTGAACTTGCAACTCATTGTATATGCCCGAACCGATGACATCCCTCACATAAATCTCTTGAGCTTCTTTGATTGCTGACTTGAGCAATTTATCGTCAACATTCTCATTCAAAGGAGTGTTGTCCTTCAAATAGGTTGTGCTTATGAAATATACAAAGTTGGTCATCGTTTAATTCTCCTCAATAATTTTTGAACCCAAATGTGTCTGCATTGTGGTGTGTTTACATCAAGTGTTGGATTGTGATACCAACCACCTCTGCGTTTCCACACATCGTATCCCAACTCCGCTGACATCATATTGATGTCCTCTCTTGAGTATACTCGTCCGCTTCCTTCTACCTTTCTACAAAAGTCCCTTGATGTTGGAATGATTACTGGACCATCAATGCCCGGTGCAAGTCCGTATTGATAGCGAACCACCAATTCAGTTTGAAGGTTCTTGATTTCTTCCAATCCTTTTGGAGTTGTTTCCAATCCGTCCTCGTATGACTTAACCAATTCCGCTTTTGCAAGTTTGGCAATTGCATCGGCAACAACCTTTGCGTCAAGTTTGGTGATGTTTACAATGTCTCCAACCTGTAACCCTTTGTTCTCTTTCAACACATTCAAGATGGCAGATTCAATGGCATCGGCAAACTCAAACTTCGCCTCCTCAAACTCTTCGGCTTTCTCTCCGTATTTGTTGAATACAATCAAGTCACGCTCATCGTCCCAACCGAATGGGTTTTGTTTTGACAAGGCAACTGGTGCTGCTGATGGCAATGAATCTCCTCCAGCGATAGGCGGAAGGTTTGCCAATTGTCTCTTCTCGTTGATTGTCATATTTGACAATACATTGTTTGCAACCAAAGGACTCAAAGCATTGATGGCATCGTTCAAAGAAGATTGCTGAACATCGGTAATCAATGGAAGCCCAAGTTCTTTCCGTGCTTCTTCGTTTGTAATTACACCAGCGGTGAACAATGACTGATAGTCCAATCCGATTGGTGGCTTGTTGATTGTCTCCAATCTCACCTGTGCAATAGGTTCAAGCAAGTACGAGAACACATCGTCAATCTTTTGTTGGCGTGGTTCAATGTAGGCGTGATGAAACATCTCATATGCTTCAATTAACTCCGTTCTTCCACCCAACTGACCTTCTACACGCACCCCAAACAACATTGGAGAGTTGACCTTGTGTGCAACAAATATCTCTTGTTGTACGGTCTTATTTAACAAGTCAAATTGCTTGTCAAAATCCGATGGTTGAAGGTTTGAAATAATTGATTCCTTCTCCGTAGGATCGTTGTACTGAATAATCAACCCACCCGCATTGTCCGTGCCTTGATAGTTCTCTTTGAATCTCCTTGCAGTTGCACGAGCTTCTTCAGGTGTTGGGATTCCCTTGAACAACTGGATGTGAGTTTGTGCCGTAAACCCGTTCTTGATGCTATTCAGGTAGTAATTGGAAATCTCGGTGTCAACCTCAATGTATTTCAACGCACCCACATAATCAGGAAGCGGATAAGTGCCTTCACCGGGACGATAGAATTGGCAATAGTACAATTGCTTTGATTCTCTCGTGATTGGGTTGTAGGGTTGATAAGAGAAGCGTGGTGCTTTTGCATCAGTCCAATCTTCACAATAAATGTATTCACCTTCCAAACCTTTGCGTACATCCTTGAATGGGATGTGATAGTATTCGCTTGGTGCGGTCTTGGCTTTGTTCCAAATAACCTCTACACAAAACCCATTGAACAACTC